AGGTATCCCCTGAATCAGGTGGACCGGGCAACCCGGCTCCGATAGACTGTCCCGGCAGACGCTTGCAGAGACTACGGAGCAACATCCTGCAAGGATAATTCCAATGGCGAATACCACCTTCTCCGGTCCCGTCAAGGTCTCCGACACCTTCACCGTGGCCACAGTTCCGAGTGCGGCGCTCAGCACGGGCGGCATGATCTACGTGAGCAATGGCCGTAACGGCGCTCCGATCATTGCCTTCTCGAACGGCACAGCTTGGCTGCGCGTTGACACAGCGGGCGCTATCTCGTCCTCGTAATAGGCGGGGCTTCGGCCCCGTCCTTTAACTTAGGAGGCAGATATGGCTCTCTATCTCGGCGACGTGAAGGCCAATGTGGCTACATCCAGCAACACCGTTGTTGGCAGCCCCGCCCGCGTTCGTGGCATCTATTACACGGCAAATGCTTCTGCTGGCTCTATCGTCGTAAAGGACGGTGGCTCTGGCGGCACAACCGTTCTCACGATTGCGACCCCGGCGAGCGGTTACGGCAATGTTACGGTTCCCGGTGACGGGATCCTCTGCTCGTCCAACGTCTATGTTGCGATGACCAATCTTGCGTCCGTAACCGTCTTCTACGGCTAAGGAGTCGGCATGTCGGAAATCTCGTCAATCTCTCGCTTCGGCAGAACAGAACCGTTCAACCTTCAGGTTGCTCGCGGTCAGGTTGCGTGGCATCAGCCAATTGTTATCTTTGGCTACAACTCCGACATCGACACGTCTCCTGAGACTGTCTGGCCCTATGGTGGGCTTTTGGCGTTTCCGGACAATGCCCTTCAGATGAAGGTTAGCTCGTCGAACGCAAACGACACGGCTGCCGGGACTGGCGCTCGCACCGTTTATATATCTGGACTTGATGAGAACCACAACACCGTTACGGAAACCGTTACGCTTAACGGCCAGACCGCCGTTCTGACGACCAACTCGTATCTGCATATCAATGATGCTTATGTGGCTACAGCCGGTTCCCTGAACAGCGCTGCGGGCGACATCTACTTCGGCACTGGCGTTGTGACGGCAGGAGTCCCTGCGACTGTCTACGACATCATCGCCTACGACTACAACAAGCGCGTCACCGGAAGCTACACGGTCCCCGCTGGCTACACGGCATACCTTGAACAGGGTTTGTTCTCTACGGGGTCGTCAGTTGGCGGCACATCCGTGACTGGCCGTCTCATGACTCGCGGCACGAACGACATTCGCATTACTGCTGCCATTGTCACTCTCAACAACGGTGCCGCCGACTACTCATTCGAGTACCCGATTGTAGTCCCCGAAAAAACAACCATTGAGGCGCAGGCTTTCGCCTCGGCGAACAACAACGCCGCATCCTCGATGTTCATCCTTCTGCTGGTGAAGAACTCGAATGGCTAAATCTCCCGCTTGGACCCGGAAGGAAGGCAAGAACCCGAAAGGCGGTCTTAACGCCAAGGGTCGCGCATCCTACAATCGTGCAAACCCCGGGAAGCCGGGGCTCAAGCCGCCGCAGCCAGAAGGCGGGAAAAGGCGCGACTCATTTTGCGCAAGGATGAAAGGGATGCGTGCGAAGCTCACATCCGCAAAAACCGCTCGTGATCCGAACAGCCGGATCAACAAGTCACTCCGGGCTTGGAACTGCTAACATGGGCCGCACCAACGAAGCATTGTGGTCGAGGGCCAAGGCAGAAGCCAAGGCGAAGATGGGCGGCAAGCACTCAGCCAGAGCTATGCAGTTGGCTGGAAAGATCTACAAGCAGCGCGGCGGTGGATATACAGGCCCGAAGACTGCGGCACAGAAGTCCATGTCCAAGTGGACGAAGGAAGATTGGGGCACAAAGAGCGGCAAGCCATCTGGCAAGACCGGAGAGCGCTACCTCCCCAAGAAGGCCCGTGCCGCACTGACATCCGCTGAATATGCAGCGACAACCCGGGCGAAACGTGCCGGGACAAAATCCGGGAAGCAGTTCGTCCCTCAACCAAAGAGAATTGCCGCAAAGACGGCACGGTTCAGGTGACATAGATGGACACAAAGGTTGAAATTTCGGTTGCCCGTATGGAAGTGCAGGTTGAACGCCTTGAGAAAGATGTGGCCGAGGTGAAGGATGACGTGAAAGCCATCCGTGCTACCCTCGATAAGGCCACAGGCGGTTGGAAAGTGCTTATGATGGTTGGCGGGGCGTCGGCTGCGATTGCCGCGTTCATCACAAAGGTAATGTCCGCATGGCCGTTCGGTCGGTAATACTCGCTCTCGCAGCCCTTCTGGTTTTCAGCGCTCCTGCTCGCTCTCAGGAGTGTGTACCCGTTTCAGAGTTCGCGGACATCGTTCGTGAGACTGGCGCGATTGTCATGCTTGCGAAAGCGGAGGCTGCTCAGCGGGCGGCTCGCGTTGTAAACATCAACAGGGCTAATGCCGGTAAGAAGCCGATTGATGTCGGCAACTTCATGGTCATGCTTCTTCAGGACCCCGACGGCACGATCTCTGTCGGGGTTGCAATGTTTGACAAGCAGAACTGCGCCATTACGGAAACGGTTGTCATTCTCACGGCTGATCAATGGCTGGGCTTTGCGCAGGATGCGAAGCTCGTCAAGGAAGACTTCGCCGTACTTCAGGGTTCGTGATGGAGTTCAGCAAGACATCTCTTTCGAGGCTCAAGGGCGTACATCCGGATTTGGTGCGCGTTGTGAATCGTTGCGCGAAGGATTGGACGGACAAGCAGTTCACCTTCGGGATTACGTGCGGGGTCCGTACACTTGAGGAACAGAAGGTCCTTGTGAGCAAGGGTGCGTCCAAGACGCTCAAGAGCCGCCACATTCCTGCGGCCAACGGATACAGCCACGCGATTGACGTTGTGGCCTACATTGATGGTGCCGTCCGCTGGGATTGGCCCCTTTACGGAAAGATTGCCACAGCCATGAAGGCTGCGGCCAAGGCAGAAAAGGTTCCCGTTGAGTGGGGCGGGGACTGGACTACGTTTAAAGACGGCCCCCACTACCAACTGCCGTGGAAATCATACCTCGGCACAAAATAGGAAGTTCGCATGAACAAGGAAATGGTACTCGGTCTCGTTCGCCACCTGCTTACGTTCGGTGGTGGTTACGTCGCGGCCAAGGGCATTGTCGATCAGGCTGTTGTCAATGAGGCTATCGGCGCTGTGATCACGTTGATCGGTCTCGGCTGGTCGGTCGCTGACAAGAAGAAGAAAGCCTGATGTCGGAGGCGGTCGTACTGATCGCCTGCGTGTTGGGTTTGGCGATTGGCACATATTTCGTGGCGAAAAGCCCGGACTTCTGGTTCGGGCTGATCACGCATGTGGCTAAGGAAATGATGCCAATCATCGCCAAAAGAATGCCTCCGGATCAGGAGGCGGCTTGGCGTGACTGCGTAAAGCGCAACGGCAAGTGGAACCATCGTAAGAATCGGTGTGAATGATGGCTATGTCTCGCGGAAATATGGGCAAGCAGATTGCCCGCCCCGGCAAGGTGAAGAAGGTGATGCACGAATTCAAGGTCGGCACCCTCAAGTCTAGCTCGGGCCAGCGCGTGACAAATCCGAAGCAGGCGGTTGCTATCGCCTTGTCAGAGGCTCGGCGTGTGCGCCGTCCTCGGCGTCCCAAGAGGATGAAATGAGCAAGAAGAAAGTCACCGCCCCCACCACATACAACCCCGGATCCGGCCATCCAAAGGAATATCTTGCCTACCTCAATTGGCAGGAGATGCAGGCGCTTCAGCGTTTAAATGGTAACGGACCCCGCCGTGGTCCAAAGGGTATTCCCTCTTTCGCTGACGACAGCGCATCTTCTTTGGGAAATGAGCGCCCACCTGAAAGCCCGTACAGCGGGTATCAAGGTGGCGGTGACGGTGGATTTTCGGGAAACAACTATAGCGATGCCGGTAGCGAAAGTGGCGGCGGCGGCTATGGCGGTGGTGACTATGGCGGTGGTGGATCTAGCTATTCTGGGTCATCCACGGGTGCATATCAGTCGTCCAGAGATACGGCTGCATCACCCGAATCGCCGTCTCCGTCTCAGCAGCAGTCTCCCGATACAGCCGCACAGAACGCGGCAGAGGTTAACAACGCCAAAGAAGCTTCGCTTAGCTCGGCCCTCATGGATGACGCCAGAAGGGGCGGCATTTCTTCTATCAATGTTGGCCCGATGCAGACGCCTGTTGCAATTGGCGGCGGTCAGATACATGACGCTCTTTCCGAGGTTGCCAGCTATTCTTATCGTCCGGTTACACCGACGAGCCCCGGTGCGGGCGGCGGCTTTGGTTCACTTGATACTCGTCGTAGCAGCCTTCTTTCGCCCGTTGGTCCTTCTAGCGGAACAGAAGCATTTGGCAATGTTGGTCCGTCCCGTATATCTCCGCTTGGGTCGTATCCCGGATTTGGATCCAGTACAGATTTAAAATTGCCGACTTCATATCCTGATGCGCCTTCCGGGACTTTTGGCCCGATATCCCCCATCAAAACATATTATCCAGACGCGCCGCAGGGGTCTTTTGGGCCTCGCATATCTTCACCTACTTCACGCCGTCCTACTGATCCTGATCTCTCCCCATACACGCAGCCGAGCAATATGTGGATGTCAGAGCCCGGCGGGATAAGCGCCCTCGGGTTCAGCAGGATTGAACCGCTCAAGCAGGCCATCGGGGATGCTTACAAGGCAATTGGCAACTACTTTTCGCCGGAAACTCCGTCTGGCGGCGTTGCTGGCCTTGGTGGTATTCCTTCTCTTGAAATTGCAAACAAATCTCCGGATGTCAAGAACGACATCAGCATGAGCGTTATCGGAGGTCTTGGTATGCCTGCGACCACGGGGTCGGCACAATCACAAAAGATTAGCCCGTTCACTAATCCCGAACTTAGGAATATAGCATACGGAAGCCCAGACTTCGGAAAGATTGGGTTTGTTGCTGGTAAGTACGACAGCCCGATTGGGCCAACCGCAATCGGGGATAGAACAAATCCGTTTGCAAAATATGCAAGCGATTCGCTGCCGCCGGGCTACCGTGAAAAGTATCTTGGCACTGAAATTATGGTGGAGGATGTGCCGCCGGAGGCTCCGGCGGCCCCAGCGGGATCAATCGCTATACCGTCCCAAGAGGAAGATATCGTAAATCAGGTAAAGCCCGCCGTCCCGTATGGCCCAATTTACGTTGATCAAAAAATCCAAGAGGTCATGCGCCGCTACGACAAAATAAACGACAAAATCGTTGGCGGTGGTATTGGCTTGGCAAAGGGGGTCGTCGGAGCCTTTACAGGAGGTCTTGGTTCGCTGGCTCTTTCCGGTGTCGAAAAAGGTCTTGACTACTTCACGGGCAGAGATTTCAGTGAAACAATAACCGATCCGGCATCCTCTGCCAGACGCTCCCTTATGCAAGCAAGAACCGATGAGGAGAGGCAGCAGATTCTTTCCGACAACCCGCAGCTTGTGCCCTTCGCGCGGCAGGCTGGCGTTGACGTAACTGACGAGAACATGCAAGACTGGCAAAACCAGAGAATTGCTTCAGGGGTAATTCCAAAGGGTATGCCAATCCCGGGGTATGGTGGATCTGCGTATCAGGGTGGGGCTCCAATTCGTGAGCTTGGCGGCAAACAGAGCTACGAAACAGCATACAACCCCACGAGCCCATCTTATCCGTCGGGCGCGACACCGGCACCGGAAGAGTCAACCGGGAGGCCGTACCAGTATTACCTATGGGACCTTGGCGTCGGAATTCCATCTCCGGGGGACCCGGACTATAATGACTATCAGGAATATCTAGCTGGACGCGAGCCGTCCGCGAGGACCTGAGATGGCAAAAAAGAAAGACGCAATTGGGAATAGCCTCCCCCTCTTCACCAAAAAGAGCCGGGGGCGCAGCAAGCCGGTCCATAGGCGGGGTTCCAAAAAGCTTGGCCCGAAGGACCCCAACAGGGGCGACAGAGGCAAATATTAAGATAGCGGGGAACGTGAGCATTTGGGCAGGCGGCTCCTGTAATCGGCGGTATGCCTCTTGGAGCGGGGCTCACACTTAGGATCAAAGATGACAACAAGCGGAACGACAACTTGGAACCCCGACATCGGGGAATTGGTCGAGGAAGCCTACGAGAGGGCTGGCCTTGAACTGCGTTCTGGCTATGACCTGAAGACTGCTCGGCGCAGCCTGAACTTCCTCTTAGCGGAGTGGGCCAACAAGGGCCTGAACCTCTGGACTGTTCGTTCCGGCACCATTACTCTTGTAGCCGGTCAAAAGACCTACACGACTGCCGACGGGCTCCCGGCTGACGCCATTGACTACATTGAGCATGTGTGCCGGACGAGCAGCGCCGGAATTGACACCGATATTTCCCTGAACAGGATCTCGGTGTCCACATACGCGAACATCCCGACCAAGGACCAGACGGGGCGTCCCTACCAGATCTATGTGGCCCGTGCTACTGCGGCACCACGAATCACGCTCTGGCCGGTTCCGGACTCCAGCACCGTTTACACGCTCGCCTACTGGTATCTGAAGCGTATTGACGATGCGACGAACCCCGTAAGCCAGACGATTGAGATCCCGTTCCGGTTCTACAATGCTCTCGTCGCCGGGCTGGCGTATCACATTGCCTTGAAAAAGCCGGAAGCCTCCGATAGGGTTTCCATGCTGAAGGATCTCTACGACGAGGCGTTCCAGCTTGCCGCCGACGAGGACCGGGATCGCTCCAGCGACAGGTTCATCCCGTTTGTTGGATATGATTTCTGATGTCGTTCTACGCCTACATCCACTGTAAACCCGACGGAACGCCTTTCTATGTTGGCAAGGGCGACGAGACGCGGGTGTCGTTCAAGAAGCGTTACCACAACCGCCATCACATGAACATCCTGAACAAGTACGGCGATGACAAGATCCTCGTGGGAAAGATGGAGTGTTCGACGGAGGATATCGCCTTCGACCTTGAGCGGGGCCTGATAAAAAGGCTTCGTAAAATGGGCGTTGGCATTGTAAACTTAACTGAGGGAGGCGACGGCACCAAGGGTGCAGTTCGGTCCCCCGAAGCCCGGGCAAGGATGGCCGCTGCCAAAATTGGCAATCAGTGGAATGTTGGCCGGAAATATTCACTTGCGACCAAGATCAAGAAATCTAGGTCGCTTGGAGGGTCTGCTGTCGAGTGCGAAAAGGACGGAATTGTCCTGCGTTTCCCGACGATCTCTGAAGCTTGCAAGTCCCTTGGTCTCGACCTACCAAATGTCGTTAACCACATGAACAGGAAGGTCAGGCGCAGATCTCGCGGCATAAAGGGCTGGCAGATACGGAGGGTTTCTGAATGAGCGTTCCGTATGCCAAAGGAAAACTTTCCTATGGTTTTTGTGACACGTGCGGGCAGAGGTATGATCTCCACGAGCTAAAGCCTCAAGTCGTCGCCGGTCGCGTCACAAACATCAAGAACTGCCCCTATTGCCTCGACAAGGATCAGCCTCAGTATTTCGTCGGGCGTGTGCCGATCAACGATCCGCAAGCCCTCTACAATCCCCGGCCCGACACTGCACAGGTTGTCAGCCGCGAACTCTGGGGCTGGAACCCCGTAGGAAACCCCGCTGTTTACGGCACCGGACAGGTTGGCGTGATCGGCATCTATCTCAACGGGATACCAAGTCCCATTACCTACTCTGGAGAACTATAATGAAGAAGATGAAGCATGGCGGCAAGGCCCGCAAGTCTCACAAGCGCATGCAGGACGGCGGTATCGCAAGCTTTGGCGGTATGCCCGCAAGCCTTGACCAGCGTCCCGGCATGTATCGTCCTGTTGGTCGCCCGGGTAGCGGTGGTGCCACAGGCTATCAGGCTGGTGGCGGAATGACATCTGATATTGGTTCCGTTCCCATGGGTCGTGGTGGTGCCGAGGAGGCTCAGCCAGTGCGTCTCCCGGGTCGCGGTGGTGGAATGTCTGGTTTGCAGCAGCAAATCGTTGGCGTCATGGGCCGTCCTCTTGAGCGTCCGGGCATGAAGGGATCTCCCGCAGCCATTATGGGTCGTCCGGGGCGTGGTGGTGCAATGACATCTGACGCCGGTTTGGTTCCGATGGGTCGTGGTGGCGCAATGCCATCCGCTATCTCTCGGGGCATTGCTTCCGGCGCTCAGCCGATGGGTCTTAGTGGTTCTATTGGTGGTGCCACAGGCTATCAGGCTGGCGGCGGAATGACATCCGATGCCGACTCAGTTCCGATGGGGCGCGGCTTCCGCAAGGGTGGTGCTGTGAAGGGCAAGAAGATGGCTGCTGGCGGAATTGCTCACCGCCCGGGCAAGCCCAGCACTATTTCCAATCGCCCCGCTGGGAGCGGTAATAGCGGCGGCATGTATCGTCCTGTTGGTCGCCCGCCCAGCGCGGCAGGTCACCCTTCGACCGTTAAGCCTTCCTCTCCGGGTCGCCTGCGTGGTGGTGGTCTCGCCCGTAAGGGTGTCGGCATGGCCCTCGCCAAGGGTGGACTTGCGAAGCGTGCCGGTGGTTGCGCGAAGCGCGGTGTTGGTCGCGGAAAGGTGGTATAACATGGCCAAAAACAAGGCAACTAAAGGGCGTGCAACTGCTAAGCCAGCAGCCGGTCCCGCTCGTCCATCTGTTCCTGCCCGTCCAGTAGCTAGACCCATTCGTCCCGCCAACGCTGCTCGTCCAAAAACCGTTCCTGCTCGCCCAGATAGTGCTGCGCGTCCAGCCACTCCTGCTCGTCCAGTAGCCACTCCTGCTCGCTCAGCAGCTCCTGCTCGCCCAGCTAGCGCTGCCCGTCCAGCAGCAGCTCCTGCACGCCCGGCTAGCTCTGCCCGTCCGGCAGCTCCTGCTCGTGGTGCGGCTGTCGGTCGCCCCATCCTTGGGGGCGCAATGACGTCTGACGTAAATTCGGTTCCGATGGGTCGTGGCGGCGCTATGGGCCTTCCGGGTCTTGGCGTCGAAAACAAAGTGCTTATGGATCGTCCGGTTCGTGGTGGTGCCATGGATGTTATGCCGGATGGAATCGTCGGCGGTATGGGTCGTGGCGTAGCTATGAACGCTCGGCCAATAGATGCGCCTGTTCGTCGTTTGGCTATGAATGCCAAGCCACTGTCTTTACCGGGTCGCGGCAGTGGCTTGGGTGCCGGCAGGCAGAGCATCAGTGTCGGCGGTATGCCCCCCCCGCTTAGGGGCTCGGGCATGAAGAAATCCTTCATGGACAAGATGGATCGCTCGGGTCGTGGTGGGGCCTTGAATGCCCGTACAGTGAATCGTGGCGGTGGAATGACATCCGACGCCAATTCTGCTCCAATGGTTCGCAACTTCCGTCCGATAAAGGATGTTGATCTTGATCTTCCGATAATGAGGGCCGGTGGTGTTGTTCGTGGTAGCGGTCTTGCCCGTAAGGGTGTCGGAATGGCTCTCGCCATGCGCGGTGTTGGTCGCGGAAAGGTGGTATAACATGGCAAAAGACAAACCCACAAAAGAAGAGGCGGCGACAGGCGCAGCAGACATGATCTATGCGCTTAGTCAGGGCTTGGGCATGGGCACCCGTAGCCCCGGAAGGTTTGTTGATCTTCTCGGCGGCACGGGGCTTGCTGTTGCCGGTACAAATAGGGAGGGCCAGACAGGTGTCCTGATTGGCAACAAGTTTGTGCCGACAAGCCAGAATTACTACGAATCCCCGTACTCCCCCGGGGATTCATCGGATGATGAGGAAAAGCCTTCAGGCAAGCCGCTCAAAGATATTGACCTTCCGATAAAGGTTGGCAGCAGATTGAAGGCTTCTGGAATGAAGAATGGTGGCCTCCTCCGTGGCGCTGGCAAGGCGCAGCGCGGTCGCGGTCGCGGAAGGATGGTTTAAGAAAATGAAGTACACGTACAGGAAGAAGATGGCGGAAGGTGGCAAGGTCGGCTACACCGCCAAGGAGCGCAAGGGTCTCCGTCGCCTCATCGAGGAGATGGCCGATCCCTATGCCGGTGATGTGACGGGCGGTAGCTCTATCACCATCATCAAGAAGAGCAAGAAGAAGATGGCTGCTGGCGGCATTGTGAATGCTCCCGCCCGCTCTCATCGTGACATGCGGGCTGGTGCCGGTAGCGGTGTCGGTCGGCTTCAGAAGACCAAAATCCAGCGGGGTCGCTAAAATGCAGAAGCAGAACGCACGGCTCAAGGACCCGTCGGATGCCACCGTTGAAGGCGGCATGCGGCGTGGTGTAAACGTCGGGAACATGAAGATCCTGAAGAAGCCCATGAAGATGCGTGGCGGTGGTGCCGCGACGAAGGGTTTGAGGATCTCGGAGAAGCAGGGCTGATATGTCCTTCACGTATGCACAGCTTGTAGATGCGATCCACGGCTACCTTCAGGTAGACTCGAATGGTATCTCGACCACCGATATGGACACGATCATTCGGCAGGCCGAGCAGCGCATCTACTATGACGTGCAGATCCCGGTCCTCAAGAAGAATGTGACGGGGAATTTGACGACCAACAATCGCTATCTATCGACCCCGTCCGACTACCTTGCAACCTACTCCATTGCCGTGAACAACAACGGCACATACGAGTATTTGCTCCCGAAGGAGGTTGCGTTTCTCCGTGAAGCGTATCCCTCCACATCGACGACCGGGGTTCCCCGCTACTACGCGATCTTCGACAACGACACCTTCCTGATCGGGCCTCCACCGGATTCATCTTATGAAGTCGAGCTTCACTACTTCTACGAACCGGCCTCAATTGTTGACCAGCCCACCGGCACATGGCTCAGCGAAAACGCCGAAAATGCTCTCCTGTACGGCTGCCTCTTCGAGGCTTACACGTACCTCAAGGGCGAGCAGGATCTCATTGGCCTTTACGCCGGGAAGTACAAGGAGTCGCTACAGGCGCTCAAGGTCATTGGCGAAGGCCGTAACCGTTCCGACACGTACAGAAATTCTGAACCCCGCATTACGCCGAACTGATGAACAATGGATTTGGCTCCGTAGGAGCATTTGAGGTACGTACCACGCACGAGCGGGGTTTTACCGTTGAAGAGATTGCCGAAGACCTTCTGAACAAGCTCTTGTTCATTTCGTCGGAGGCCCACCCGGCAATACGAGATCAGGCGATGGCGTACAAGGACCGTATCCGTCCCGCGATCATCCACTACATGAAACAAGCTGTAAGGTCAGACCGTACAACTCTGGCGGCGCAGCTAGGCAAACAAGGCCATAACGACATGGCCGAAATCATCAGGAGGCTCTAGTGGCAATTTCCACGGCTATGTGTACATCGTTCAAGTCGCAGCTTATGTCTGCGCTGCACGACTTCGACAACCCGGGCGGCAACACCTTCAAGATCGCTCTCTATACCTCGTCCGCCACGCTTGGCGCTTCGACGACGGCGTATTCCACGTCAAACGAGATCACCGGCACAGGCTACAGTGCTGGCGGCAACACGCTAACATCGGTGTCTCCGACCACATCCGGCACGACTGCCTATGTTGACTTTGCCGACACGACTTGGTCTTCCTCCACGATCACCGCCAACGGTGCCCTGATCTACAACGCCAACTCCTCCAATGCGGCTGTTGTGACCTTGGCATTTGGCTCTGACAAGTCTTCGTCCAACGGCGACTTCGTGATCGTTTTCCCCACTGCCAACGCGACTGACGCCATCATCCGCATCGCCTAATAAGGTATCGCCATGGCCGACGCAATCGTCCCATTCCAAGGTTGGGGCTCGTTCGGCTGGGGCGAGGCCCCTTGGGGGTATTCCGGGATACTGGACACCGGAGCGACAGGCTCGCCCGGTAGCGTAACTGTATCTGGAAAGGCAAATGTAAGTGTAAACGGTGTCTCAGCGACCGGCAGTTCTGGTAGTGTCGGGGTAATCGCTAGTGCCTT